CGCCATGACTTTGGCGTTTTCAACGGGGCTGCCATAACCAATGCCCGACCACTTCCCGGTTGTGCCTTGGTCAAGGATCTGCTTAGTGACGTTGTACTGGTTTACCGCGTCCTGGTTTGGGATGGAGGACAAGTCGTACTTGTTGTCCTTCAAAAACTTCATCTGTGCGTCAAGCGCAGCGAAATCACCGCCGGTGCTCATGCCGCCCCAGTTGGCGTTGCTGGCAACCCAACTCAGTGGGTCTGCCATTGCTTGGTCAATTATGCTTTGACCCGTAACATACCCAACCTTTTGAGTCCCATACACCCCCTCATCTTGGTTGTAAAACTCCTCGTCTTTGTAAACTATGTCTTTGCTGTTAACAGGAATTAACTGCTCATCTTTGTAAATGAACTGACCCTGCGTGCCATCATCGTATGGATAGGTAACCACACGCCCAGTCATGGCGTCGGCGGCCTCCCTCAAGCCGGGAATCTGCTCCGGCGTAAAAGGCTTCTTGAAACCCGCTCCTGCTCCACTGTATCCAGGCATATCAATTCACCTTTAAGTTGACTGCGGCGCAGGATTTACAGCATTCACCAATGCTGCGGCCCAGTCAAACCAGTTGTCGAATTCCTCAGTCCTCGGCAACGCCTCGTTCGCAAAAACGTCAATCGCACCCAACCCGTTGCCCCAGGTCTTCCAGTCGGTCTGAGGATCAGGAATGATCAACTGCTGGGCAGCGTACAACTCCACCATGAGCGATGCCCACGACTCAAACGTGTGATACCTCGGGTCATACACCAGCGCAGGATTAAGGGCCATAGGGCCTTACGTCGCCAATCTCGGCGTTCAGGAGCAGTCGGCCAAGCTGGTAGTCCCCACCGGCCACATCAGAAATGAACCTGAGCCGCAACTCACGGCGCTGCTCCCTCATGTCAATCTTGCCGATGTTCGGGCCAAAGACGTAAGGGTCAGACTCCTTGTCCTCACCCTGGGCAAACGGCCTGCCGGTGACCACCACAGACATCTCGCCCTGCTGCAAGAAGTCTGGCTCGATCCGCTCGATCCGCAGCCAGCGGTTTAGACCTTCTACGGCGGTCTGGGACGGCCCTCCAGCGGTCAAGCTGAGGTCGCTGGTCTCAAAGTAGCTGCGGATGGCCAAGACGTTCTGGCCGTCCACTGCGTCAGTGCCAATCTCGTTTTGGAAAATCCTGATCAAACCCGCTTGGGTAGAAAAAGTCAGCAAGGTAGATCCGGACGCCGAGGCGGGGTTGGACATCAAAATGGCCTGGGTGTAAATCGCCGACACAAGCACAGCAAAACCTGATCCGCCACCAAGGGTTGCGCTGCTGGCACTCAGGGAGTCGCCGACTTGGTAGCCTGCCCCCCTGTTCGTGATGGTGACAGATGTGACCGCACCACCAGAGACAACAATGGTTGCAGTGGCGTTTTCCCCAGCGCCAAGAGTCAACGGCACGTTCGTGTAAGTAAGGTCGACGTAGCCTGAGCCAGCCGTGATCGCACCGAGCGTTTTGATGTTGCTCGTAGTGATCGCGGTGATTAATGTGTTTGCAGGGATGCCCGTGCCAGTAATCACCAGACCAATTTCAGCCAATGGGCTGGCTGTGTCAAGAAAGAGCAGTGAACTTCCAGAAACCCGTGGCATTGTTTCGGTAAACACAACCTCGGCCTCACTGACATCCCAGTCAGCCGCCACGGGAAAGGCAAACACCTGAGAGAAGTACCCGGCAGATCTGCGGGCACCAAGAGCCTCACCAGCGTCGTACCAGACGTTCTCTCGCACGTTGTAGATGATCGCATCAGTGCATTCCGTCGCATCCCCACGAGGGTAAAACCACCAGATCTCTCCGAACCTTGGAACTTTGGTCACCCAGACTTTTTGGCGTTGGGCGTAGTTCAGGTTGTCGAAAAAATAGTTCTGGTTCATCGTGTTGGGAATTTCCTTCACCACACCGTTGTAGAGCAGGAACCGGTCAACACCGCACCAGTAATAGATGCCGTCGTACTCAATGGCCGACTGGCTTGAAAGGATCGAAGACTGGCTGCTGATGATGTCATACCGCCAAAACTGCGGGGGGGTGCCAGTGCCGCCGATGAATGACACCCGGATGAGGCTGTCAAGGCTCCAGAACAGCCCAGAAGGCGCGTTTGAACCGCCCCTGACGGGTAGCCCTTGGACAACCTTTCCGGTGGCTACGTTGGTCGCATTGGCGTCCGTAGACACCCAGTCGTTGGTGTTGCCAGCCGAGCAGTTCTGGATCAGCCCGTTGTTGCCATACACGAACAAGTACGGGTGCAGGGACACAAGTCCTCCAGACACCGAGATGTTGTTGTTGAAGGTCAGGGTTGACTGGCCGGTGCCCGTTGCCGCATTAGAAATCACCACCTTGGTGTACAGCCCCAACGTAAACACCAGCCCGGTGGTTGCGTTGACGATGGTGGTGATCGCCCCGCCGCCACTGGTTGCCGACAGGGTAAATGTCGTCGTGAAGTTGGTGGCGATGATGTAGTAGGTTGTGCCTGACGCAAGGCCCGTTGCCTTGGGAACAGAAAACGTCAGCCCAGACAGGCTGTTGGCGGCGGTGCTAATTGAAGCCCCGCCAATTTCGTTTGACAGGGTGAACGTGGAAGTCCCGTTGGTCGCCGTGATGAAGTAGGTGACCCCGGAAGTGACGCCAGTAAAAAGCCTCACCGTAAACGTCAGCCCGGTGGTGGTTCCGGCAGTCGTCGTCAGAGCCGTCCCGCCTGGGGTGGCCGACAGCGTAAACGTCGAGGTGCCGTCAGTTGCAATGATGTAGTAAGTGAAGCCAGAAACAATGCCTGTTGCAGTACCGCTCAAGGTTCCAGAGACCACCACCGCTTGGCCAATGAACAGCCCGTTGATCGCCGTGCAGGAGCACTGCCCAGCCGTTCCTGTGACCGCTACAGCCGCCAAGGCGGTTCCGGCTTGCGTCCCTGTGACGTACACCGGCTGGTCAACGTAGAGGCCCGTGGTGGCCGTGCAGGAGAATGTTCCACCCGTTCCAGTGATGGCTACGCTTGCCAGCGCCTGAGAGCCTTGGACGCCAGAGACGGTGACCGATTGGCCAACAAAAAGCCCAGAGGTTGCGGTGCAGGAAAGCGTTCCGGCAACTCCAGTGATTGACACCCCGGCCAAAATATCGGAGGCGTCCACCTTCGACACCACGGTGGTGCTTGCCGGTATGTTGGTTCCGGTGACGGTTTGACCCGCTCCAATCAGAGAGTTTGCCTGCTTCAGTGTGACCGAGGTGCTTGAGTTGACGAGAAATGCATTGGCCTCTTGAAAGACGCCGATTTGTGACATGGTCAAACCATTGATGTCACCAGACAGCACCGGGGTGTTCACCGTGCTGTCGATTGCGGCAAGGTTCTGGCCTGGGTGAGCAACGATGGCCTGGACGCCAGCGCCCGAGACATCGTAAAAACCATCAAACTGCCACAGGTTCAAGTTGGACTGCGTAAAGTTTGTCAGCACAAAGTCGTTGGCGCTTACCCCAATACCGTTGTCGTCGATCACAAGCGACTGAAGGCCGTTGTTGTAGCCACTGAAAATTGTGTTCAGCGAGTTTTGCGGGTTGACCCAAATGCCCCTTGATGGGCCATTTAAGTTGCTTGAGATCACCCGGTAGCCGCCCATCTTTCTTGGCCGACCACGCTGAAAGCGTACCCACTGGCCATCGTTGTAGACGGCTTTGTCGTACACCGTGCCATCACGCTGGATGCCCGGCAGCGTGTCAACTGAGAAAACCTTCTGAGCCATTTAGAACGCACCGCCAGAAACGCCGCCAGTGAAAGTTCCGGTGCCCGGAACAGTCACCCCAGTGGCACTAAGTGCAAACATTTGAATGCCCAAAACGGAAAGGTTAAATTGGCCTGAGCCTGCCCGAAAAATACCCGTATTTGTCTCCGACGCAAAGTTCAGAGACGGCGCACCAGCCGTACCATCAACAAGAGAGATGTTGGCCGCTCCCGCTGCAATCGTGGTGGCGTTAAGCAAGTTGACTGAGTCGCATAGCAAGATCACCTGCTGGCCAGCAGGCACAGTCGCAGTGCCGCCACCAGACCCTGTAGTAAACGTGATCTGGTAGCCAGATGCGCCGCCATTGGTCTGGTTCGTGATGTAGTACACCTGAACTGTCTGAGGCAGGTTTACGGTCACGTTGCCAGAAAGAGTTCCGGTGTACTTCTGAACCACGTTTGCCGCTTCTGCCGAAGTCAGCGTGTAGGAGCCAGAGACAACCGCTTTTGTCAACTGTGTAAAGTTGAATTGCGTATTTCGGCCAAGTCCAACCGTAAAGAAGGCCGACCCCGAGCAGACGATAAACGAAGAGTCCCCAGGCTGTAGTGCGATTGATGCCGCCCCATTGATCAGTCCGGATGCAGGCGTTACCGTGAGAGTTCCAGTTCCGCCGTTGCGGATCATGAAGAACCAGTCGTTGCCAAGAGTGGAGGCCGAGGTAATGCCAAGAGTTCCAGATCCGCCCGTCCAAACGTAAGATTTGGCCCTGTCAGAATCAATTGCCGTGTAGTTGCTTGAAAAGCTCTGTACGGTGTGTGACTGGTTCAAAGTCGTGGACACAGCCTTCAATCCATACCCAGCAAGGGTCGCCGCATCAGCGCTTGAGCTTCCAACACCAAAGGAGATGATCCCCCAGGTTCCAGCCGTGGTGGCGTTGGTGGTGATGTAGATGTACTTAGCCTCACCAGACGCGACAGAGACGATGGTGTTGCCAACATAGTCAGCCACCGTGAAGGTGGTCGCCCCCACGTTCCGGATTAGCGCATCCTGGCCAACAGATGCCTGATTTGCCGGGGGCATCTGAAGCAGCAGGCTGCCCGCAGAGGCCGTGACGTTCATGATCCTAGCGGCAGCATTGTCCGTGTCGCTGCCGTTGATCGGCCATGACAAGGTTGTGGTGACGCTCAAGGTGATCGCACGGAACGAAACGTCCGTCGGCTGGATCACTTGTCCCGTGAAGGGCGAGGTAAAACTCATTATGAATCCCTTGCAATTGCCTGACGGTCAGCCACCCTAGTGAGGTTTTCTTCCTTCAGGACTTGGATGATGCGGTCATAGTTGCCCTGCCACATTGGCATGCGCTCGTCGTTCTTGAGGAACGGCATAGCCTGCAACAGGGAGCCGTAAAGCAGCGCCTGGGGGGCGTACTCTGTAAACCAATTCGACTGGTTGCTTGAATCAAGAGGCTGCGCACGCTCGTAGTACAGCACCTCGTAGGCGTAGGCCAACGCTGGTGTAGGGCCAACCAGCCAGTGCTCGTAGTCGTAGTCACAAAAGAACTTTGGCACATCCGTTGATGCCGGGTCTGGCCAATACTCGCGGATGTACTCGTAGGTGCGCAGCAGAACAGGCTGGCGCTTGCCTGCCACTGTCACGTTCATTGAGACCGTCTTGCGCCATCTCGCAGGTTTTGCAATGACGTTGTTGGCCTGAACCATGTTGCTGGTGACCACCACCAAATTGCCGAGAAATTTAATCTCAGACGCAATGATCTGTTCCGCCAGCATGATGAACTGGGGGATTTTGTCAAGCGTGGCTTGGTCGGTACGCTCCAAATAAGTCTGGATGTCGTCGACCAGCGAGTCATACGTCATTACGGCAGCGACTGTCATTTTGTTCTCCGTTATCCGACGTTGCGCTCAAAGTGCGGGCAATCGACCAGAGATTTAAAATTGCCACCCCAGCGGTTTTTGGGGTGCAAAGACTCCCAGAATGCGCCAAGAGGAGCAAGTTGCCCCTTGTCCCAGATTATCTTCCCGTCCTTGAAGAAGTTCAAGTCAATGGCGCAGCGCTTGAGGTGGATCGAATTTAAGGTCTTAGAGCGGCCCGTCTTGACGTAGATGGCCTGCTGCTCAGGGGTGCGGGCCAACTCGCCTCCAGTGACCATCCAGCCCTCTTCTGTGGCATGTTGGATCAGCTTGCAGGCGTCCAGCAGAAACGCGGCTTGTTCTTGGCTCAGGCTCATTTGTCGCCCCCCTTCCGCATCTCCATGACCTTCTCAACGGTGCGGCCACCAAAGTAGGCGGTCATCACCAGCATGCCCCACTGGCCCAGCAGCGCGACGTAGGACTCTTCCACCTGAATGCCTGCGGCACTCAGACCGGCAAAGACCACATAGGCGGTCAAAAGATAGATTAGCGTTCCAGGGCGGATGTTCTTGGACAGCCACGAGTCGGAGGACATGTCAGCCTTCCAGCGGTCGCTGATGTTGTTTTCTTGGTTGGCCTGAGCCGCCAGCAGGGCTTTGAGTTCTTCCTGCTCCAGGCGGGCCTTTTCAATCCCCAACTCAAGCAGCCGCTCCTCATGGTCGTACTGGAGTTGGCGCAGTTTGCTGACCTCCTCCGGGCTGGGGTCATCAGAGATCTTGATGCCGAGCTTTTCCTCGACCACCTGCTTGCCCTTGGCCTGAATGGCAGATGACAAAAGGCCCAGACCGTTCTGGGCCAGCGTACCAAGCAGTGACGCAACGATGGGGATCATTACTTCTTCTCCAATTGATTTTTGATGACTGCAATGTCCTGACGGTTGTGCTGGATGTCGTCGCGGTTCTTCTGAATCTCAATTGACAGGTCTTGACGCAGCCGCTCACGGGCCAACTCTGCGCCGGTGTTCGTCGCCTGCTTGTTGTCCGATGTGACAACCAGCGAAATTTTGCTGTTCAGGATGGTGACCTCATGGCTCAAGTTCGCCAGGGCCGACATGAGGTAGACGACACAGGTGAAAAGCAGCGGGAGGACGGCGAACGTCAACTTCTCAATCAGTGCGCCTTTTGCGGATTCGTCAGCCATTTACATCCCCAGAAGTTTTTTGACAAACTCGGCTGCTACGCCGGGGCCAAGCAACACAACCGCGATCAAAATGTACAAGAGGTACTCGATCTTGGTCATGCGCTTGCTACCCTCGTCGAAACGGGCTTGAATGCCCTCATACCGTTGAGCGCAAATTGCCTCGTGAACACTTAGACGCTTGTCGGTTTCAGTGGCAAGTTCGTGAATGGGTTCCATTGGGCAATTTCCGCTCGGATTAACGTTTACTCAGCAGCAGGCACTTCTGCTGGGACTGCCGGGGCAGCCTGAGCCTGGGCCTCTTGCTGAATGCCATTGATCAATTGCTGAACCTCAACAAATGGGCGTTGACCCAAATATTGCAGGATGCCGTTCACCAGTTGCGTTGACAAAGTCACTTTTTCCATTTTCATTCTCCGTGTTGTTGCCGCTGTCAGGGCCAGCGGTTTGCCCTTTTTCAATTATGCCGAAGGGGCCAGCCAAGGCAAAGGCGGCTGGATGGTGGGCGGGTTGATCTGGTTGTCGATCTGAGCCTGCACAGCGGCCTCTGTAGCGTCTTTGTTGACGCCGTTGGCCCAGCACCAGCCCAAGACCTGATCTTGCGTCAAATCGGCGTATGGCGTGAACGTGCCGCCTTCTGCTGGCAGCGGGAAAGAGCAAGTGGAGTACACAGTGCCTGAGTACAGCCCGTCAACGCCAGAACAGCGCCAGCCTGCGGTCAGGACGACTTCAGGAGGGGTTGCGGTGGTGGGAGTGGTTTGCATCCACTCTACAAGCCAAGTGATGGTGGTCATGATTTAAGCTCCTTGATT